TACAAAATATACATCCCCAACATTATTTGTGAAATTAACGGAATTAATGTTAAACCATATAATTGAAGTTAACCATACATTATCTTTATTATTAAATATAATATTATTTCCCATTTTATTAAGAGATTGTAACCACACATTACCTTTATTATTAAATTGTATATTATTTCCCATTTCTTTAAGAAAATTTAACCATACATGACATTTATTATTAAACACAATATTATTTCCCATTTCTTTAAGAGAATCTAACCACACATAACCTTTATTATTAAATTCAATATTATCTGGAATATATGTTATTAAATCAGAATTAATATAACCACCACCAATAATAATCTTATTGTTTTTTATTTTATAAGGATATTTTTCCTTATTTAATATATCAATAAATTCTTTTCTTAAAGAACCTTCCGAAGGGAAGGATTCATCAATAATATTTTCAATTAATCTTTTAAATTGACTTTCTGTGATTACTATTTTCATATATTCTTATATAAATATTTACTTATATTAAAATATTTGATAAAATATTTGGAAATGTCAATTATTTTACTTACCTTTGTATTCTAATTAACTGAATTTATTAACTTAAAACTTAAAAACAATGACAAACATAGAAAAATTAACAGAATTAGCTATAATAGGGGATATCAGACAACGTTTAGGCGCATCTGATGAAAATGATACATCAAAAGACTATAAAATTAATGAAATGAGTAATTATGAACTTATTAAAAAATGGTGCGGATGGAACATTGGTGATGAAGAATGGTGGGTAACTATGAAATATAACTATGATATGTTAGAAAAAATGAAAAATTAACTTAAATTATTAACTTAAAACTTAAAAACAATGTATGAAGTAGATTTTACAGGTTGGACAAGAACACCAGAAGAACTTGATAGAGTAGAGACAGATAAATTATATCGTTTTAAAAGAAACTGGATTATATTTTTTGGAATGATAAAATATAAAAGATTTCCTTTTGATAAAGATTTTTTTGATTATTTCTGGTACTATTTATCAAATTTAATATTTAATAAAAATAACTTTTGATGAAAACACTTGTTATTCATCCTCATGATGATACTACTAACGTTTTATCCATAATTTATAAGGATAAAAAGGATTGGACAATTATAAATGATTGTAATATATCCAATAATAAATTAACAGAACAAATTAAACAACATGATAGAATTATAATGTTGGGCCATGGTTCTCCTAATGGATTATTTAATCCTGTTAATCCAGGATTTCTTATTGATAAAAGACATGTTTTTTATTTAAGACAAATGAAAAACAATGTTTATATTTGGTGTAATGCTGACCAATTTATTAAATCCCATAATTTAAAAAATTGTTTTTATACTGGAATGATAATATCAGAAAAAAGTGAAGCAGTTTTTTGTGGTGTAAATTCAACACTTGAAGAAGTTAATAGTTCAATTTTATTATTTTCTGAATCAATAAGAGATAATATTGATTTAGAACCAAAATTAATGTGTGAAAACGTTATTTCTCAATATAATGTTGATTATTATGAGAATAGTAATGTTATGGAATATAACAGAAAAAGAATTTATTTTAGTTAAATAATTTGACTTTTTCAAATATTATGTTTATCTTTGTTTAAATTATGAAAAAAAAGATAGAAAAAATACTTGAGGATACTCTACAATTATATGGTGAGTTCTATGGTCAATCTTGTTATTTTGCGGGTGAAGATAAGAAAAAAGAATTGCCCAAAGATGAATTTTTAGAAATATACAAAAAGAAAGCTCTTGAAAAAATAATAAAATTACTTAATGAAAAAAATATGAAAATAACAAAAAAAAATAGAAAATTAACATACAAAGAAAGAATTAGATGGTTTATTCAAAATTATTATGAAACAGGAATGGAATATGGAATATTATTGGATACAATGAAAAATGAAGATCTTGATAATTTTAAATGGTATGATGATATAATAAAAATTCCAAAATATGTTTCTGAAATGAGCAAAGAAGAATGGCAATTAATTAAAAATGCATTATAATAAAAAAACAATGAATATATCAGAAGAACTTGTAAGTATAATAGGTGAACATACAAAAACTATAACTTCCATTATTGAGGCTATCCGTATTTTAAGAGAAAGAATAGAAAAATTAGAAAAATCAATAAAAGAAATAAAAAATTAATGAATTATGATAAAATATGAAAAACAATACAAATAAATTAACAATAAAAAAAACAAAGTAAAATACTTATTTTATCATTACTTAAAGAATTAGAACAAGAATCTGTTAAAAAAGAAGATTATAAAAGTGCTGCCCATTATAGAGACAGAATAAAACGAACAGAAAAAAGATATGCTACTTAATCAATATTAAAACTTAAAATTTATTGATTTTTAATAAGTTACAAAAATATTTGAAAATATTATTTATTTTACTTACTTTTATACCCCGATTAAATTATTAATCAATTTCAATATTTTAAAAACAATGATTGAAACAAAAAATTTATTTATCTTAAAAAAGGTTAGAAATTTAAAAGAAAAACCAACTAAAACCAAAAAAGAACAGAAAATTAGCAAAATAATTGATAATAGTCTGTCTTTAACAGTTGCTAGATATTTAAGAAAAAATCCGAGTCTGGTCTTTAAAAATTTTAAAAACGAAAAATCAATTTTTGGACATTACAAAGTTTCCAATAAAATCTTTGAAAAAACAGAAGAAAACTTAGATTCAATTATAAATTCTCTTAAAAAATTATATAACAACAAACAATTAGAAAAATATGAAAACTAAAAAATATCAAGATAAACCATCAATAAAATTAAATATTGATTATATAATTGATTTATATACAAATAAAAAAATATCTTGCTCAAAAATAGCTAAAATTCATAATCTTAATAAATCGACAATAAGAAGAATATTAATTAAAAATGGCATAGATACAAGTTTAAAACCTAATAAATATTATACAAACAGAAAAAATAAAATTTTAAAAATGATCCATAAAGGATTTAGATTTCAATATATTGCTAATAAATATGGAATAACTAAACAAAGAGTTAATCAAATTGCTTATAATAATAAAATTCATCGTCAGAAAAATATAAGAAAAAAATATAAAAAATTAATAAATAAAATTTATCAATATGTTCAAAATAATCCATATGCCACATATCAAGATATACGAATAAAATTTAATTTAACTTATGGAGATATGGGAATTTTAAGAAATTATCATGGATTAAACTTATCATTATCTTCTATATTACAAAATAGAAATAAAAGTATTATTAATGATTATTTCAACAATAAATTAACTGCTACCGATATAATTAATAAAAATTATGGTATAACAACTCAACAAGCAATATATAAAATATGTTATTCAAGTGGTCATTATCATAAGTTAAGGACTAAATATAATTTAAAAAAAAGATATTTTGAAAAAAAAGAAATTTTTGATTTGATTTTTAATTTAAGAAATAACAAAAAAATGAATTTTAAAAATATTTGTAACTATTTAAATGATAATAATTATAAAACAATATATGGAAGAAAATTTAGAATTAACAATGTTAAATACAAATATAATAAATCAAAAGAATTATTAAAATAAATGAAGGCACTGATAAAACTTAAAATTTTATGAAAACATTTGAGATGACTGGTTCACCTAAACCACTTTTTGAAACAAAAGAGGATTTTGTTAATTTTATGGAATCCATGGGATTTACTCATACAGGACTAAACAAAGAAACAAATTTACTTATAACAAACGAATTAAAATCAACATCTGGTAAAATGAAAAAGGCCTTTAAATATAATATAGAAATAAAATCTTATAAACAAATATTTAAAGAAATTAAATAAAATATATTATGAAAAATAAAACTTTGGGTTTTGGAAAATATAAAAATAAAAAATTAGAACAAATTGCAATTATCGATCCAAATTATATTTTTTGGTTATTAGAAAATAAAATAATCAATATCTCTAATGGTATTCAAGAATTAGCATCAGAAAATATTTCATTAGATCCAATGCCACCAGATCTTGATATGGTTCATGAAGATTGGGGTGATAGAGATTAAATAAATATATTATATTCATCAACTATGTTATACAGTAAGGATTTATATTAAAAAATTAAATAACCTCTTTTTCAAATATGCGTTTATTATAATTTTTTTTTAACTGTTTTAAAATTTCCTTCATTTTTTCTTCAATATTTTCATCATACTTAATAATATATAAGGGAATATTATTATCTTTACAATAATTTTTTTTTATTTGATCTCGTTTTTTTATTTCTTTAAAGTTATTTATCCCGCCCCAATATTCTATTGGTTCATAATGTTGAATACCATCAAATTCAATACAACCAATTTCTGGAATATAAAAATCAAATTTTAACGGCCACTTATATCTACAATAAATAAATATTTTTTGTCTTTCATATTTTATAATAATTTTATCTAATATTTTAAATATTTCTCTTTCTCCTCTAGATTCTCTGCAATATATACACCCACACCCACTTAAATGGGTGGTTGGTGTCTGTTCAAAAATTCCACATTTAGAACAAATTATCTCTACTTTAGTTTTAGCATTTATATAATTTACTTTAGAGTAATCATATTTATTACCATGTATTTTAATTGCTTTTTTTATGAATTCTTCTGTATTACTATTATAATTCCCACTACAATATTTACACCCATTCCCTCTTAAATGTATATCTGGAGTTTGCTCGAATATGTGGTTTGCTTGACAAATAATCTTAATTTTTGTATTATTATTTACATACTCTGATAATGAATAATCATATTTATTATTATGAATTTTATTAGCCATTTCTATAAATTTTTCTTTACCCAATATTTGTTTTATACTATTAGATTTATACCCACAAAATTTACACCCATTCCCGCTTAAATGTTTATCTGGAATTTGATTAAAAATACCATGTTGTTTACAAATTATTTCTACTTTAGTTTTAGCATTTATATAATTTACTTTAGAGTAATCATATTTATTACCATGTATTTTAATTGCTTTTTTTATGAATTCTTCTGTATTACTATTCTTTTTTTCACCGCACGATTTCCTTCCACAAAATATGCAACCAGAGCCATTATTTATATGTGTTGCTGGAATTTGACTAAAATACCCATGTAATTTACAACCAATGATAACCTTAGTATAATAATTTATATATTTTACCTTAGAATAGTCATATCTATTTCCATGAATTTTTTTTGCTTCTTTTATAAATTCTTCAGTTGTTTTTCTTCTCATAATTTTTTATTTTTTTTTTAATAAATTCTCTTATGTCTTTTGACATTGATATATTATTTAATTTGCAATATTGAAAATATTTATTAAATAATTCTTTTTTTAATCTTATATTAACTCTTCCGTTTTGTTTCATAATATTATATTTTTAAATTATTAACTTGTACGTACATATATAAATATATAATAGAATAGCAAAAAACTAATTATTTTAATTTTTTTTAAAAAAATTTTCTATCTTAAATTGTTATTCTTCCTGATTTTACAAAAACTTTTATATCTTTTTCAGGGAATTTTATTTCAAACATGCTTGATGGTTCTCCGAATAGCGTAAAATCAATAAGTTTAATTTGTCTGGTATTATTATTTAACAATTCTTGGGAAATCTCGTTTAAACTATATTTACCACCTCCCACTTTATTGAAAATTCTGGTCTCTATAATGTTGATAACTCCTGGTTGATTATTAATTTTTTCTATTAAATTTCCAATATATATATTTTCATTCATTGTATGTTTTTTTATATCTAATTCGTCAGTTACAACACTTATAACATTTGATGCAATCTCACTTTGAGAAAATTGTTGATCAATGAAAAGATCAAATTCAAAAGAAAGATTTATAACTCTTCCATCACTTACTTCAACATAATCATTTAACATTCTGAATTCTGTAAGATATTCGGCAATATTTTCTTTTAATGTTTGGGTTGAGGTGTTATCTAATTTACCATTTTCATCCAATGCTAATATTTTAACTTTAACTTTATTTTGTTCTTCAAAGCAGCTATTTCTAAATGCACTTCCAAATTTCCCCGGAATTTTCATAATTTGACTCATATAATCCCGTACAGTAGTCGTGCGCAATTGACTCGAAAAATTATAACTTATAAGTTTTCTCATTTCTTCAATACTTAATTCGTCTTTTCCACCCAAGCCAGGAACAGGGTTAGAAACTTCTAATGATGTCCTTACAGATCTATTTATATCTGCCCGAGGACCATCAACTGTCATATTTACATTTCCAACTTCTGTCAAAACATTACGACCAATATTTGAATCTGCGCCACCACCAACTCTATATCGTATAAAAATAGTAGTTCCCACAACTGGACCTTGGCCTAGTGCATTATTATTAAGAAAATCTCCTAATTGAGTTTCAAATCCAGTTCCTTTTATAACATTTTCATATATTTCTGATTGAAAATCAGATCCAAAAGTAATTTTACAAAAACCGTTTGGAGTATATTCTTTAATAAATCGTTTATTAGCTGTTTTCCAAGTTCCAGGAACAACCCCACTTCTATCACTAACTCTGGTAAAATCTTCTTTAAATATAGAATCTTGTGCAAGATGTTCTACTTCAAAAAATCTCCTATCATCATCTAAAAATTCATCAATTGTTGGGGTTCTGATGAAATTAGTACCTTCTAATGAAATACATTGTTCAATAGAAATAACATCTTTATCTGGTAAAATAATTTCAAAAAAAGGTTTAATATCTTCTGCAGTTATAACTCGTTTAAAAATTTTTGATACACCATTAATAACCAATTCTCTTTTTGTTATTTTATAATTTTGAATTTTATCATTTGCATCAATATTAGGAATAATTAATCTATTTGGTGCTCCTCCCCTTCCAAATGGTGAACTAAAATCAATTTCTTCAGTAGTTTCATAGACCTTTCCAGCACCAATTGCTTGAGTCCCAGGTTTTAATATTGGCAAATATTCTTTTGAAAATGTATCTCCAAATGTTGGTACAGTTACAGAAAAATCAACTATTGTTATTGCTGGTTTTTTACCACCTATTTTCAGTCCCATATTAGCAGCATGCCCAAATAAAGACCTTTTTTCTTGTGCTTGTTGGAGTTGTGTTTCCTGGAAATTTCTGTCAATTGTAAAATTTAATTGGTCGGCAACCGCAGCATTTAGTTCAACAAGAAGAGAATAAATTGAAGAATCATTAAATGAACTGATTAAATCAGGATAATATTGTTTTGTGAAATTTATAAGTTGTTCCCTGATTTCTTGAAAATTACGTTTATCGTAAGAAATTGCTTGCTTTAGTGCCATTTTTTATATTGGTTATGTTTCTATTATAAATATTTATAATTGAAAATAATTCACTTTTTATTTGGATAATTCAAATATTTTACTTACCTTTGTATTATAATTAACCTTTTTTAAAACTTAAAAACAATGAAAACAGAAAAGGAGAAAAAATATGAAGAAGGGTTAAACGCATATATAAGAGACAAAAGAAAGGGACTTATGGACTATACAGGAATGTTTAAAGAACGTTATGGGGATAAAATAACTCATCCACTAGATGGTGAAGAAATGAAAGAGTATAAACATTTACAAAATGCTAAAAATACTGAAGAACAAAATTTCAAAGAACTAATAAAAGCAATAACTAAGGATTATGCAAATCAAATTATTAATCCCCCAATAACAGAACAAGATTTTTTAAGACCACTTATAACAAACGGAGAAAAGAGACTTATTTACTACAAAAAACTATTAGAAGAAGTTCATAGGGATAAAATAACTTGGCCACCAGATGATGAATTTGTTAAATGGTTTAAAGATTTTTTACGAGATAATAAAAATGAAGAAGAGCAATTATTAAAAAAATATAGAAAAGAAATGACTTATGCAAACCAAGGTCTTAATCCTCCTCGCTTTTATCCACCAGAAAATGCTGAGGATAAACGAAAATGGTTTGACGAACTTCGTGCTACACATATCAATATCAATAAAAAAGAAGAGGGCAATAATAATATTTCAAAAGAAAATCCATTTGCTAACAATAAATAATTTTTTATTTGGATATGTCAAAAATTTTACTTACTTTTGTGATTAATTAATTTAATTTATTAACTAATATTAAAACTTAAAAACAATGAAAAAATTAACAAAAAAGGAATCAAAGAAAAGAAAATTAAAAAAAGATGATAAAACAAATTCCCCACTTAAAACTGTTTCAACAATTGCTTTATTGGGTGAAATTTTTGGCAAAACGGATAAAGAAAAAAATGATTGGAAAAAAAGAATGCTTGGTACAATACATGGATTATCTTTTCCTGATGATTTTGATACTCTACCTGAAAAAGAGCGCAGTCGTAGATTGGACGGAGTTATCAATATTGGGCTTGGAAAAAAATAATTATTTAATTTATTAACTTTTTTAAAATAAAATACTTATGCAAACAGGAATATCAGATATTCAAAAAATGCCAGATAATAATATAGAAATTACTTTTTGTACATATCCCAACTGTGAGGATTATTTGACACTTACAATTGATGAAAGAACAGCTTGGGAAATTCATGACTTTTGTCAAAAAAAATTAAGTTATGGGGCACAATTAAAAAATGAAAAAATCAAAAAATAGAAAATTAACATATAAAGAAAGAATTAAATGGTTTATTGAAAATTATTATGAAACAGGGATGGAATATGGGATTTTATTAGATGATATGAAAAATAAAGACCTTGATAATTTTAAATGGTATGATGATATTATAAAAATACCAAAATACACAAATAAAATATAAAGTTATGGAAAAATCAAAAGAAGATTATTTTATTGAATTATTAAAAGTTTTAAAACCAAAAACTCTTAATGAATATCCAGATTCAATATTTTATATTTATAAAGATAAATTTTATATTGAATACAATAAAAGAATTAAGTATGCCTGGTTAAATTATAATAGAATTTGGTCAATTTTTGAATCTAAATATCATTGTAGCTGTCGGGAAATCAAGGAGATAACTGGTCATCTGTTGGAAGAACATTTAAAATTGAGGAGACCAACAACTGGTAGTGAGGTCATAATGGTTATTGATATGTTGGAAAAACATTTAAAATTGAATGGAGTAACAACTATAAATAATTAATTTAAGTTATTTTTTATGTTAAAAATCCAAACATATCTAAAACAACATGGTTTAGAGAAAACCATAAATGATTTTGATTTGATATATAAAGAATATGATAATAGGTTTCTTTTAAAATATAAACAAATTGATTCTGATTTTTCAAAACAAGAAGTAAGGGAATGCAGAGGACTAATATTAGAAAAAAATACTTATAATGTAATATCTTTGGGATTTAAAAAATTCTTTAATCACGGGGAACAATGGGCCAGTAAAATTGATTGGGATTCTGCTGAAATACTTGAGAAAATAGACGGTTCTTATATTCAAGTTTATAATTATAATAATAAATGGTATATGGGAACATCTGGAACTGGAGAAGGTGAAGGAGAAGTTAATAATAAACCAGGATTAACATTTAATAATTTATTTAATAAAATATTAAAAGAAAAATATAATTTAACATTAAATTCTTTTAACCCACAATATATTTATATTTTTGAATTAACAACCCCATATAATATTGTTGTTACCCCTCACAAAGAATCAAAAATTACGTTATTAACGTTACGTGATTTACATAATCTAAAAGAATTATCAAGAGAAGATGTTTTAAAAACAGGACAATTATATAGTTTACCAGTAGTTAAATCTTTTAATTTTAAAGATAAAAATATTCAAACCTTAATAGACACATTTGAAAATATGCCGTATTATGAAGAGGGATATGTGATTGTTGATAAATATTTTAATAGAATTAAAATAAAAAATCCAAAATATCTGGCAGTACATTATCTCAAATCAAGTACTGCTCAACATCATATATTAATAATCATAAAGTCAAATGAAATTGAAGAATATGTTTCAACAATTCCTGAAAGAAAGGATGAATTATTAAATTTAAAAGAAAAATATGATTTACTACTTAAAAGATTAAATAATATATGGGATAATCTGTTAGAAAAACCAATAAATATAACAAAGGAGGAAAGAAAATTATATGCTCAAAGAGTTTTTAATATCTGCAAACAAAATAATATTGAATTATTCACTGGATTATTTTTTACGCTGATTGATAAAAAAGTATTATCAGTTAATGAATATTTAATAAATTTTGATAATAAAAAATTATATGAGTTTTTAAACAATTAAAATTTTAAAATAACTGTATCTTTACTTTCAAAAACTCCCTCATTTATAGAAAAATCTATTTTTACACTAATTGAATTTCCTTCTTCTCCTGATGATGTGTTTAATTTTCCCTTTATATGTGTTTTTGTAATTAAACCACCCTGTTTATCTATAATTGTTTGATCTAAACTTGTATCATCCAAATCTGAAACATCGTCCATTTTTACTTCAATATTGTTGATTGTGAGATTAGGAATCCATTTACTTATATCTTCCTGAAGTGAACTTTTTATATCTTCATAAGTATCATTGTCATTTGGTTCAAATAAAAATTCAAGTAATCTTGTACCAAAGTCAACATTATATAATCTTTCTCCCTTTCTGGTTAAAAGTAAATGTATGAGATTTGATTTAATTTCTTCTGCTGATGTTTTTGTAGTTGCAAGAAAGAATCCTTTCGGATCTTCCTCAAATGGAAATTTTATGCCTATTGACATTTAATTATTGTTTTTTTTATTATAAATATTGTCATTTATTTTATTATATATCTTTAAACTTTAACAAAATCTCCCTCTTTTAAAAAATTTGAATCTTTTAAAATAAATTTGGCACCAATTTCATTCGGGTCATCTGGAATTGAAATATTTAATGAATCCCTTCCAGAAAAAAATAACTTTATTTTTTTTATTTCTGGTGTTATGTCTATATTTTCAATTTTACTATCCAATCTTGTTTTAAATATACTATCATCTTTTTTTAAATTATCTGTTCTTTCAATTTGTTCATTATCAAATAATTGTTTACTCTTAGTTATATCAAACGTTCCCTTTATCTGTTTTTCTTCTGTTTGAGTAATTTGATTTAACAAATCAATGTCTTTATTTTTAATATCTTCAATTATATAATAAAATTCTCTACCATTTGATACAGATATAAATTTTGGTCTTAGTTCTGGTAATGATTTCCCTGATATTTTATAATTTTTAATGGTTTTAGATTCAATTTTTCTATAATCATCTATAATATCAGAAGAAAATCTTCTTCTAGTATCCAACCCCAAATTTGTTAAATTTAATTTAAATATTGTCATTTATTTTATTATTTCATAATTACCTTTTTTATCATTATATATTTTAAATTTTCCTCTAATATTATATAACTGATAGGCGAATTCATTTCCCCAGAATAATTCTTCTCCAAAAAATACATTTTCAACATTATTTGTGAAATTAACAGAAAATGTATCAAACCATATAATTGAATATAAATTTACATTACCTTTATTATTAAACTTAATATTATTTCTCCTTCCCTTCGGAAGGTTATTTCCCATTTTATTAAGAGAAGATAACCATACATACCCATGATTATTAAATATAATATTATTTCCCATTTCTTTAAGAGAAGATAACTCTAAATAACCATTATTATTAAATTCAACATTATCTGGAATATATGTTATTAAATTTGAATATATATCATCACCACCAATAATAATTTTATCCACCCCTGCGGGTGGTTGTTTATTCTTTTTTATTTTATAAGAAATATTTTTTTTATTTAATATATCAATAAATTCTTGTCTTTTAATATCATTATTATTCTCGTCAATAATATTCTCAATTAATTTTTTAAATTGATTTTCTGTGATTATTATTTTCATATATTCTTATATAAATATAATTATTAATTATAAACAACAAAAGATTCTGATACATATGATTCACCAGAATCTGATGTGTCTAATTTCCAATTTGATAGTGAGGTTGTTCCATACTTACTTAATCCTCCCACATAACTATTACTTACCGCATTTCTAATATCCAATTCAAATTTAATACTTATTCTTCCACCAATATCAAAACTACTGTCTGTTTTTGGTTTTAAAACAATTGGTTTTGAAATATAGTGATTTGTATTTAATTCTGTAAATAAATTTAAGTTTTTATCTGTATTTGTTAAATAATATTCAACAAAATGTTGTAAATAATCTATTCTTGATTTTACTAATTGCCTGTTAAATAATTTTAAATATTGATTATTAAATGCTTTATCTTTATTTATTAATGATTCTTCCATTATATTATTAATTGTTTTACTAGTGGTAAGTTCAGTACCTTTAACAAATCCTAAAAGTACATTTTCATTAATTCTAATTTGTTCTACATTAAATTGAGATGTATTATTAAATTGTCTCCCAATGAGTGCAGCAGGAACAATATAAGCATTATTTATATTATCTTTTATATCTTTTTGTTGAAAGTCAAATTCTTTCTCTATATCCGAGATTCTAAAATATGTTTTAGAGTTAATATTCTCATTTGAAGAACTATTACTATGAATATTTGAATAATATCCATAAGATTCTGGCTGTATTAGTATTCCCCCAGGTCCAGCACCAGTTATTAAATCACTGCTAAACTCATTTGAAAATTTATTTAATTCATTATCATAAGAAGATAAACACAGTACAAATGGTGATTTAAAAATATCTTCATCCTTTTTTTCTAAAATTTTATTATCATTTATTATTCTATTATCTTTAGAATCAATTAATTGATTTATATTAAAAAATCTACTAAATCTTATTATTTCATCATAAGACCCACTATCTGGAATAAATTCTATTTTTTTTCTTATAATATCTGATGAATTATCACTTTTTTCAATATGAACAAATACTTCTGACCAAAAATCTGCAAAGGGCGATTTTAAATTATTATCAAATTTATTATCAATTACTTTACCTTTTTTACCTTCTGATGATTCTGCTAACATATATTTAATCATTCTATCCAATTTAATTGTGATATCCAAATTATGATAAAATGTGGTATCTCCAGATTTTATATAATCATCATTTTTTTTAAACTTAATTTTCCTGGTTTCTGTACGTTGTTTTATTCTAACAGAATCCAATAAAGATTGTTTATTTTTTTTTGATAATATTATTGGATTAGATATTTTTAGTTGAGATAATTTCATAATTATTATTCTATGTTTATATCAGTTATACCGTCCAATTCCCCATTAAATATTGGAATAAATACTTTTATTTTATGTTTAATATCTGTTTCTGCAATAGATTTTACACATCCTGTATCATCACCAGTTAAATCTGGAATATTACCAGTTGGTAAAGGATTATCAATATTATAATTAGTATCAGAATCTCCCAAAGAAAAACTTACAATAGTTTTATCTTGTATATTTTTGGATAATAATCTATTTCTACCTAATGGTGTTAAATAAGCATTTAATGTTATAGTGTCTCCAGATTCAATAAATCCCATTTGTTTATTATTTTTTTATATAAATATTTGTTTATTCCAATTATTTCACTTATCTTTGTATTCTAATTAACTTAATTTATTAATCTTTTTAAAACTTAAAAATTATGAAAAAATTACAAAAATATTTAAATTGGGTTGCTTTCGGATATCTTGGTGGAATATTGGGCATTGCCAATATAACATTTATAATGTGGCAATGGTGGGCGATTATGGTGCCAATGATAATATTATTGGTTTGGTGGGGTCACTATATGAAATATCATGATAAAGATTACTAAATTTTCTACCCATCAAAAACATCTGAATCAATTAATATACATGATATTCTTCTCCAATATGGTTTATAACCCATGATAGTTTTATTAAGTGAAAAATTACGATTGTCTGCATTAATAATTTCAAAATATCTCATTCCCTTTGTTCCATCATTATATCCTAGGTAATCTCCTCTTTTTGGATCTACATTTTTTTCTTCTAATTGTTGAGTGAACACGCTCAGAGACATTTTTATCTGCGATTCACGACTTGTAATATTATCTCTTGTCTCTAATTCTGATTCCTCCATACTATCAATTCTAACTTTTAGCTCAACTGGTGGTAAGTAATGTTTTTCATGTGGCTTTGATTCACCATATAAATCATCAACTTGTGTTTTATTTATATCAATTCTAAATAATACTACAATAGTATTTAAATCACCCTCTAACCATTCTCTACCCATTTGTACTTCAAGATTAAATTCATCTTCATTAAAAAAAGATGAAATTCTGCGAAGAGGAAGGTGTTGTTTGATTTTATTACTTTTTTTGCCAGCCATAATTATTTATTTTTATATTCCCATTTATATCCCTTAGCTGTTTTTTGTCTCCTATTAATATTTCTTCTTATGTTACATAAATATATCATTGAATTAAAAAAAGTAAGTGTTATTAACATATTCATTAAATAATAGAAATATATATAAAAAATATTTAAAAAACAATAACTTTTTCCATTATTTGTTTTAATTGATTTTCTGTTAATCTTATTTTCATTGTTTTAATTAATTACTGATGTATTTGGTAATAATTCCCTTATCTTTTTTAATTCAATATCAGATACATTCATTTGTTTTAAAGTTAAAAATCTTAAATTTTTAAAATTAGGAAACCTTTTTATTTGTTCTGATATTTTTTTTATGTTTTTATTTTCAGACAAATACAAACTTCGCAATTTTGTTACTTTACTTAGTACCGGAGGAATTTCAGTAAATTCATTATGATTTATCATAACGTCAGTTAATTTTTTTAAATTACCTATACTTTCAGGTAATGCTCTTAGATTATTATATGGGGCGGAAATAGCAGTTAAATTTTTTAAATTTCCAACTGATTCTGGTAAAGATGTTAAGTTGTTATTACCAACACTAAAAATAGTCATATTGGTTAATCGTCCAATATCATCAGGTAATCGTGTTAATCCTAGGCCATGCAAATTTAAATTTAAGATATTTGGATCAACAAAACTAACCCAACTTATAACTCCAGTTTTTAATAAAAATTTCCAATGATGAAATAATTTTCCAGATTCAATTAATGGTTTTAATAATTCCTTTTTATTTTTGAAAAAACTATCAATGGTTTCTAAAGTATATACTTTTTTATCATCTATATCATATACCTCAATATCCATTGGCTCATTATTAAAATAAAAAGCATATTTTTCTTTTGGATTACTTTTATTTAAAATATAGTTAAAATTTCCATGGATAATATGACTTTTAAACGCATTTTCACTTTTTTCTGGATGTGTGCCCCCAGGTCCATATGTTGTGCACCATTCTGAATTTCTCCCAATAATACAAGATGCTAGTTCAGTTTTTGGCCACAATATTATCCATTTATTACTTTCAAATATTTTTTTTGCAGCATTTGTTTTTAATAATTCATCCAATTCTCGTTGTTCAATTCCCATAAGTTTACTTTCTTTATGGGGTTTAATAAGGTCATATAATTCATTGTATGTTTTCAAATAATTTATATTTCTATATAATGGATCAATTTCAATATTAAACCTTATTTTTTTATAAATTGTAAGATAATCTTTTATCTTTGGTAAATCTTCTAAAAATACATCTGGCTTAATATTTTTTATTTCATGTTTTAATATATTATTATATTGTCTTAATAGCCATGGAAGAAACTCCAATATTTTAGTTGGGTCAGCCTCAATAATTTTATTAAATTCTTTGTCCTTTATTTTGGGGAATATTTTTTTTAATTTATTAATCCTGTTATCTCTGTCATCTTCATTTAATAATGTATTAACAAGATTTTCAAATTGAGATTCTGTTATTAAAATTGTTTTTTTCATTTATTTACTTTAAATATTTTTTTGTTCTCTGATGTTTAATTTCCTTTTTATTATATCAGATATTTCTTTCATTCTTTTTTTTGAAAAATCTGTTCCATCTATTACTTCTTTCATTAAAGAATTAAATTCCTTATGAGGTAAATTAATAATATAGCTATAAATATATGATTTTATATTCAAATCATCATCTGGTATTGATTCAATGAATTTTTCCCATATTTTTGGACCAAACCTTATATCTCTTGATTCTGTGCTCATATAATCGGCATGTCTTTTTACTATTTCTGATTTTTGATCATCCTTCGGAAGAGAGTTTATTGACATAATTTCCATAACACCCTTAATTAATTCGTGAACTAAAGCAGGAAATAGTTTAGCGCGGGCAATTATTTTTGGTTTTTCACCAGATAAATCCACTCTCATTTTCCCACCTTCTTGTTGACCACCACCAATTTCTCCTTTTCCAACCTTAATGTGAAGTTCATCAGGTACTATCCAATATCCTAATTCACCCAATGACATAGTTGTTCCATATAAATTAATTAAATCTGGATGAATTTTTTTTAATTGTTTATCTGCTAAATGAAACATATAATGTCCTTTTGTAGACATACCAACAGTTAATGCATTAACCAATCTTCTTTTATTAACTCTTGAATCAAAAGATTCTTTATTTTTAAAAGTTGATAGTATTTCTGGACTTATTTCTTCTGGTTTTTCAAAATATTTAATTTTACGACCAACATCAAGATTATCACTAATTTTTGCATCAAATTCAATTTTTCCTTCTGGAATATTGAAATCATATTTAACAATATCAATCGCAAGTTGTTCCAGTTGAGATATGTGTTCTTCCTCAATATCTTTTATTTTATTAAAAGCACTAATTGCTAATGATATGAGTTGTCTTTCATCGACATCTTCCCTTTGTGTATATTTTTTTACTTTTTCAACAACATCTTTAAATCGCTCAGAACCAAGTTGTTGAATAAACTTGTCAGAATATGTTTCATCTGGGGTTTTGTTTTCAGATGGTATCCAATGACCATAATCACCAAAATCCTCTTCTTTTAATAATAATTTATGCAATTCTTTTTTTAAATTCATATAAAGTAAATATTTTTATATAAATAGTTTGAAAAACTAAAATAACAACAAGTTATATACAATTTTTATCTTTTTTCTCTGAATCTTGCTCGTGGTTGAGGTTCACTTCCTGGTTGAATTCTCCTTGGAGTAAATGGATCTTCCCAAGGTTCTTTCTTTGGTGATATTGGATTATCAATTTGAATGTCTGGCTCTACTTCAGGGTCCATAGTTTCAATATCTGGATCATCATGTTCTGGTTTTGGTTGTAATTGTTCTTTTAAAATTGATAATTCAATTAATTTTATTAATTCCGATTCTTTTATTTTAATTATTTTTTTCATAAGTATTTTTAATTATTTATTATTTATTATATTACGTATATCCCTAAAGGAATATTGGACATTGTATCATTTAATGCTTTTGATTCTCTTGCTTTCTTTTCTAAAATGTTTACATAAGTTAATTCTTCTAATCTTTCTTTTAATTCTTCAATAAGTTTTTCTTGTTCTGCAATACCTTCAGATAATAAATCAGCATAATCCATTATTCTCTCTGCTTCACCAACACCAACAACACCACCAAATTTACCCCTCACTTTTCCAAGAGTTTGTTTAGTTGTTGCCAATAAATATCTTCTAACCCATGTTTGGGCTGGTTTATTTAATTCTGACCACTGAATATTATCAATATCAACATCACTTGGTAATCTTACAATATCTTTATTTTCATTTTTACATTGATCTATACTGGTTGAATTAGTATCATAATACCAATACCAAATTTTTGCACCATTCCATGCTGGATTAGCTAATCCTCCACCCATTCCTCCTCCAGGTTGATATTTTCCACCTGGAACAGGATATAAATATAATAATTTTGTTCCATTTGGTCCACCAACAATTCTATAAGTTAACTCACTTCTTCTTATTCTATCTTTAAGACCTCTATCCTGAGCGGATAATAAAATATTAAACACAGGTTGAACATATTCCGCAGCACGACCAATATAACTCCATCCAAATTGTTCTGCTGACCAATTAGACCTTGAAAATGGATCAATTAATCCTCTATCTATTAATGGGGGAGTTACCCATAAAACTTCATTAACTTCCCTATTTTTAGGTATTGTATAAACTTGTGTTCCGGCAGTAATAACAACAAAATCTTTTTTTAGTTCCCAAGGTGAATTTGTTCCAAGGCCAACTTGTTTTGAATATGCAAAACTAAATGATCTGGTGAAATCTAAAGACCTTGTTGTAAATGCAAAAGATAAATCTGTTGAATTTGTATCTAAACCTATTAAACTATCCCATTGTTGATCAATTAACCAATTATTAACATAAGATGAATAATCTTCAATTGATATTTCAAGAAATGTTTCCAGTTGAGAATTATCAATTTCAATTTGTCTTAATGGGGCACCAAGTTGATGTTTTATTCTTGTAAATAATTT